ACAGACAGAGAACAGAGCAGCGCCAGCAAAAAATGCAGGCCATTGCCATTGAGCAGCAGCGTGTGAATGACGCTAACGCCCAAGAGCAACAGCAGCAAATGCGGGGGCTAATTCAGAATGAGGCAGCACAACTTCCCGATCTAATCCCAGAGTGGAAGGACGAGAAGGTGGCCAATAAGCAGCGTGAGCAGCTTAGAGAATACCTCATAAACCAAGGCGTAGCTGAAGAAGAGCTAGGCGCACTGGTTAGGGCTAATCACATTAAAGTCCTGCGAAAAGCCATGCTGTATGACCAAGGTCAGAAGCGCGTTCGCAAAGCACAGAAAGCTGGGCAGGGTGGTAAAACTGTACGATCTGGATCACGTCAACAGCAGGTAAAGCCTAGTCAGCGCAAAACTAAAGCCGCATTTCAACGTCTCAAACAAACTGGCAGCACAGAAAACGCTGCTTCATTGATTGAATCTATGCTTTAGGAATTACCATGACTATTATCGCAAACACTTTTTTGAATTACAGTGCCGTAGGCATCCGTGAAGACCTCTCAAATATTATTACTATGATCTCCCCAGAGACTCGCCCTTTCATGTCTAACATGACAAAGAAGCGGTCAGTAACTAACACCTTCTTCGAATTCCAGACAGATGATCTTGGCGCAGCAGCGGCTAACCATCATTTAGAGGGCGACGACCTTGCTGCGTTTACCGCAGTTACCCCAACGGTACGTTTGGGCAACTACACACAAATTTCTCGCCGTGACTTTATTGTGTCCGACACAATGGGAGCGTTAGATTTGGCCGGTAGACGGGCTTCAGTCGCCTACCAGATCAGTATGGCAGGCAAGCGTCTTGCTAACGATATGGAGCATAACCTTTGTGGTTTGAATCACGCAGCGGTAGGTGGAAGCTCTACACAAGCGCGCAAGACTGCACCTTTGGCTGCTTGGTTGAAGACCAATACTTCGCGCGGAACAAACGGCGCAGACCCAACGGTATCTGGAGGCGTTGTAAACGCAGCTGCTACCGATGGCACTCAAAGAGCAATGACAGAACCAATGTTAAAATCAGTCCTGCAGGGTATTTTTACTAGCGGCGGATCACCACGGTTTGTATTAGTAGGTCCACACGTTAAGACTGTGATCTCTGGCTTTGCTGGTATTGCCGCTCAGCGTTATCAAGCGCCTAGTGACTCTCCAACAACTATCATCGGTGCCGCCGATGTATATTTGTCAGATTTTGGATCAGTGGCAATTGTCCCCTCAACAAAATCGCGTGCAAGAGATGCGTATGTGATTGACCCAGATCTGGTAGAGGTGGCTACGCTAAGACCTATCCAAGCAAACGAGCTTGCTAAGACGGGCGATGCAACCAAATTCCTCACTTTGGCAGAGTACGGCCTGGCCGTAACCCAAGAGGCTGGTTGTGGCGTTATAGCCGACCTATCCACTAGCTAATAGGAAACGTATGGAAATAAAACGCAACCTGTCGAACGATGCCGCAAGCGGTATCAAGACCGACTTCATTTACGAGGCTGGCGACACGCTGAAAGATGACAAAATCACTATTGCGTCTTCGCAAGATGTGACTGCCATCCTTGAAGCGAACAAGCGCGCCCGGAATGCAATTGACCGCCACCAGAAGCATGGCGAGTGGTCAAAGGTTGCGTCCATACCTATGTCAATTTATTACGATCTGAAAGCAAAGGGTATTGCCGACGATCCTAAGCGATTGGCTAAGTGGTTGAATGACTCAGAGAACCGCGCGTTTCGCACCAGAGACGCGCGTATCTGATGGCGATTTCTACTTACAGCGAGCTTCAAGCAAGCATAGCTGATTGGCTGAATCGCACTGATCTGGCCTCTGCCACAAAGGACTTTATTGCCCTGGCAGAGGCCCAGTTTCAGCGCTCTGTTCGACACCGCTACATGGTCACAAGATCACAAGCAACCATCGACTCAGAGTACTCCTCTACGCCTGCAGATTGGCTGCAGACTGTGAGCTTAATTTTAGAGACTAACCCCGTCACTCAGATGGAGTTTCTCACCAACGAAGCCCTTAACGGGCTGAAGTCTGGATCAAGCGCCACTGGTACGCCTAACCGCTATACCCACGTTGGCACTGAGATCCAAGTCTTTCCAGCGCCTGACAACACGGCTACCGGCTACACCGGGGAGTTGGTTTATTACGCGCGCATCCCGGCTCTGAGCGACAGCAACACAAGCAACTGGCTGCTCGACTACAGCCCGGACATTTATCTTTATGGCGCGCTGATGCAAAGCGCCCCTTATCTGCAAAACGACGAGCGAATCACCATCTGGTCTAGCCTTTACTTAAAGGCCATTGATGACCTTGAGATTTCAAACCAAAGAACAGCTGGCCAGACCAGCGTGAAGATGAGAGCGGCATCGCTCCAATAGGAATTACTTATGGCTGGCTTTTCTGACTATCTTGAAAACAAATTACTGGCTCACTCCTTCAGCAACACGGCCTTCACTAGCCCGTCAGCTGTTTACTTGGGCCTATTCACTACAGCGCCAACAGACGCTGGCGGTGGCACAGAATTATCTGGCAGCGGCTACACACGCAAGGTTGCCAGCTTCACCACAACAGGCGCAGCGGCGACCAATGCGAGTGCAGTTGAATTCCCTACTGCCACTGGCGATTGGGGGACCATCGTTGCAGTCGGTATTTTTGACGCTGCCTCATCAGGCAATTTTCTTGGCTGGTCTAACCTCACATCAAGCAGAACAATCGAAACTGGCGATGTCTTCAGGTTCCCGGCTGGGGACGTAGACATCACGCTCGACTAAAATGAGCCAGGGGTGGAATTATGGCAGTTACGGTGCTGGCAGATATAGCGAATGGAGCTACGTTGATGGCAGCGCGACTGTCACGGCTTCATCGACTGTGGCGGCGACTGCTCAGGTGGTTACAACAGCTGCGGCAACTGTCAGTGCTTCTTCTGTGGTTACTGCCGATGGCAGTCGCACTCGCACGGCAAGCGCGGCACTGGCTTGCTCATCAACGATCACGGCTGCAGGGCAGCGTTTTAGAAATGTTCAAGCGCTCATTACAGCTTCTTCAACGATCAGCGCAACGGCTGTCACAGTCACCACTGGCAGCGCGTCAATTGTGGCGACAAGCTCTGCAAGCGCTACAGCCACTACATTACTCACTGGTGCTGCGGCTATCGTCGCGGCCTCTAGCATTACGGCAGGCGGCGGGCAAATTAGGTTCGGCGCTGCAGCAATCAGCGCTCAGGGCGTGGTCACGGCTAACGGCGAGATCAAGTGGCAAAGCGAACCCGGAGCCAGCACAAGCTGGACAGAGCAAACAGACATAAGCACAACTTACACCCAGCAACCAAGCGCCAGCACAAATTGGCAAAAAGTTGCGTAATAGAGATTAATCATGGCTGATACATTTTCCAACGATTTACGCCTTCGCCTACAAGAGAGCGGCTCTAACGCTGGCACCTGGGGTGACTTACTTAACGACACTATCACCAACATCGCATCAGCCTTGGGCCAAGGCAGCGAGGTTATCCCTAACGCATCGACGCACACAATCACCCTGGCCGATGGCACCGCTGATGAGGCGCGTTCGCTTTATCTAAAATGCACGGGCGGTGGTCAGGCTTGCACAGTCACGCTTGGGCCTAACACGATCTCAAAGGTCTGGATAATTGACAACGCGACAGCTTACACGCTGACCTTTAGCCAAGGCTCTGGCGCTAACGTGGCTATTGCCGCTGGCGCGGTGAAAGTTATTGCCACCGATGGCGCTGGATCAGGCGCGGCTGTTGTTGATACGTTAGATGGGCTGGAGGGGTCGCTTTCTAGCTTGACGGTTACTGGCGCAGCCACTATGGGTGGGCTAGCTGTGGATGGTGATGGTCTGTTGTACTCCGCCAGCAATGTTGAAATGCGTGGTAACGCAAACGTGAGAATATCTCTTGGAACAGCAGGAACTAGCGGAGCAAACAACAATTCAAATTGGATTTACGGCAATGGGACTAACCTAAGATTTAACAACGCAGGGGGTTTTTATTCTTGGGAAACTCTTGGCACAGAACGTATGCGCATAGAAAGTGATGGGAAAATTAACATCGGCAGCGTGGGCAACATTTCACCTTACGGCATTCGGTTTGCTATTAATGGCACTGGCTCTGGCGGCGCTGGTCTTTATTTTGGCAGTGGAGTAATTATACCAACAGATAATACGCCTACTATTACTGACGCAAATGTGGATCTAGGGGCTAGTAATTACCGCTTCAAAGACATCTACCTCTCAGGCGGTGTGAACTTCAGCGCAAATGCAAACGCTGCTGGTATGACATCAGAAACGCTGGATGACTATGAAACAGGCACATTTACTCCTACGATTGTTGCCGCCACTGGCACTCAACCAACAATTACATATGGTCAAAATACTGGTACTTACACAAAAGTAGGGCAACTTGTCACACTTATTGTCTACTTTGAGATTGCTTCAATTTCAGGC